TTTTTGTAACTCTGCTGTGGAACCTACAAATACATTTTGTGTAAGAGATTTGGTATCATCACCGATATTACCTTTAGTTTGAGTAACATTAATCTCTTGGTGTTTTTTATGCATTGCTAATAGTGCATGTGCATTATCAGCTTGCTGTTTAATCATCCCTGTTAATACTTCAATAGCACGGGGATGTTCAGACTCTTCTGCCAAGTCTTGTGCCATTCTCAGACCTTCTTCACCTGAGTGTAGAAGAGACCTAAGAGTAGAACGAATAAGGTCTAGGTCTTCATCATAACTAGAATGAACACTCTCAGGAATATCCCTCTTTGGCACAATACTACTAGTCATTATACACTATCCCCTTCACCCGGAATGATAAATGTTTCAGTAAATCCATAGTCACTATCAGGACTTACATTCAACGGGTTTGGTTCAATAATAATACGTTCAAACAAGTTGTCTGAATCTGTAAGACTATAAGAACCTACAGTTGGAATATCTGGATCACGGAAGTCAACAATAGCCTTACGGATGATAGAACTATCTGCAATCGGACCATAGAAGTTAGTTTTGATTTCAAAGTCTAATGTATATATGATAGTTCTTCTGTTCTCTAACGAACCTTCATAATCATCACTAAAAGAAATACCAATCAAAGAAATAGGAATATCTTCTTTGATATTAGGATAATCACTAAACTGTTTCATAGTAATAGTAAAGGTAGGATTAAAGAAAGGAATAATCTGCTCAAGTATTTGAACAGCATCTTCATTTGTCTTTGCCAGAATATTCAATTGAAAGTTTAGAATATAGGGAACAGCAGTAAAGAACTTAGTCTTTTTATTATTATCTGAAACAACAGTTTCTGTAAAGTTATTTGTTTTAGGTAATTGTCTAGTAGGATCAAAGTAAAGAGACGACATTTCAAATCCCATTCTAGGGAGTTTGATTGCTAATTTAGCATCTGACATGTCTTCTGTTTCACGAATACGATCTAAGAACTTTTGTTTTGGAGAGTAACTTAGTGGAACTTTGATTTGACTGATAGCACTACCACTAGAGTCTTTACGAACCAAGTAAATATTATTAAATAGTGTTCCAAATACAGCTACGCATTTACGAATCTTTTCATGGTAGAAGTGCTGATTTAGCATTTTATGTCACCTCTCCAAACGGATTACCTTCACTAAAGTCAATAATATTATCACCTTCAGTTTCAAAGATATCATTTTGTTGTGTTACTTGAATTTGATTATTTTCTCTGGTAGAAATTACAGTGTAGGATGCACTGTCAGTTCCAAGACCAGTTGAGAAGATGTTTGAAACACTGCCCGTTGTAAAGACATGATACTTACCATCATCTGCTCCAAGATGGACAAGTGATATTTCATTAGAACTATCATTCCACTTAGCAATCTCAGCAGAGAGTGTAACGTTGTTAGCAAGACTCTGCTGGATAGTTGTGCCTATTTGTAATGCATCACTATCATAGGCACTATCAAATAGAGTCAGGATATACTGATAAGCATAGTCCTGTTCAATCTGATCAATCTGTGCAATGTCAGTATCAAAGTCTTCATCATTGTATTCAAAGAGTTCAATCTCCATACGGAATGTTGGAAGATTAGATAACTGATAGAATGGTTGATCGTCAATCACTCTCATGATTTCAAAGATTTGATTTGATAATGGAAGGAAGATCAAGTCACCTTCATTTGGTCTACTCTGTGAAGATGAATGGTCAAAGGCAACTTCTTGCCATCTACGTCTAGAAACATGTAGTGTAGCTCTGTCTCTAATTTCTACACCAAACTTACTAAAGAGTTCTTGATCTCCGTCAAATCCGTCAATGTTCTCTAGGTACATCTCAATCTGGTAAGCATCTTCAAACTTAGATGCAACATCTTCACCAAAGATTTTATCTTCTGCTACAAGTGTTCTAGGCATATAGAATATATCTTGCCCATACATCTTGAGAGATTCGATAACAATATTTTCGTATAAATCTTGTTCTGATTTTACTGATTGACTAAAGTAAAGATTAGTTGCCATTATACCTTATCCTACAAAAAAGTCAACAGGCAACTCATATGTATTACGCAGTTTATCTTCTAACCGCAACATTTCCTGAGTAGCATCATCATACAACTGTCTACCATTCAAGGTAACACCACCCGGAAGTTGCACACCTTCAAACTTGATTAGGTTTGCTCCCCATTGCTGTTTGATAGCCTGTGTAAGATATTCTTTTACAAACAAATCATTATATACATCTGTATGAGTTTCAGGGTCTACAGTCTTGAATGTTTCAAAGACAATATACTCACCTTCAATAATATCCTGATCTGCAAACTTACCGTGAATGTATACTCTATTCTGGTGTCTATTAAAGTCAATATGTGGATAACCAGTCAGCTGAGCATCTAACAAGGCAAGATATTGTTTGGTCTGCTCATAGTAGGCAAGGTCACCAATATAGGTGTTCAAATCATAGATATCATTCAGGGACATTTGATACTTAATATCAAACATTCCAGCAGAGTTACCTGAACCTTTTACCATAAACAGTTTCTTAATATAGATGATACTATCGTCTACAGTAATATAACCATTAGTAATATCAGTAGATGTTACTTGATGTTTGAGGAAAGTTCTGACTACTGCATCAGAATGATACTCCTGATACAACTGGAGTGTATCATCAGTTCTATCTTCTAACTGATCAATATCTACGTTGATTTCAAGAACAGGTGCGCCAAGTCTTCTTAGACAATGATCTATGAGTTGGTCTCTTGTACTTGGTTTGGCCATGTCTTTTCCTTAGATAACTACATTTATTATATATTTATCATATCAAGGTTTAGGGAGAGCAAGATTATTTGTATAAGAAAGTTCTGGATTAACATCAGAAGAAAACCCCTGAAGTTTCATTCTAACCTGATCTACTTTATGGTTTTCAATCAAGTCAGCAGTTAGCTCGTCTACAAATGCATAGAGACTAGAAATATCCCATCCAGATTTAGTGCTTTCATGTTCTACATATTCTCGCATTAACATTTGAGCCTTAGATGGATTTACTCCAATATGCTCAAGGTATTCTTGTTCACCTTTACTGATACGACCATCTTGTCTAACATCTCTAATACACTGAACCAAAGACCTTTGAAGGTGGTTCTTTGTCTCTTCTTTTTCATAGTCTGCTTCTGAGAAAGAGTTCACTTTAGATTTAAGTTGCTCATAGATTTCATTAAGTGCTAGAATATCTTTCATGCCACCTTCAATCATTAGCATATTACTAGATAACGATTCTTTTAACTCAGCAAGTTCAATCTTTGTTTCTACTTCTTTCCAATAACTAATATCTGGTCTCTGAAGTTTTTCTTCTAACTTTTTAATCCTAACTTCTGTTTTAATATGACCCCACTTTGCACTATTGAGTGCAGACTTCTTTGAAGAAATCTCAGCAGAAATCTGTCGCATATTTCTAAAAGGGGAATGATAACTCATATTCAAATGTTTCCAATCCCACTGAGAATGAGCATGGTTCCAAATGTTTTGGAGTTCTCCAGTATTCTTTAATGCTTCGTCCACTTTAATAGTATTTTCTAATAAAGTTTTATTACCAAAACTTTCAATATTTCCGATAGTTCCATGACCAAAAACCATAGACATAGGAACTTCTAGTGCTTCCTGCGAAGAAATCTCTGTATTTTTTCTAATCTCTTCATACACCGCTACTTGCGTAGTTTCATCTTTTATAGACATTGTACTATATAACCTTTTTTTAGTAATAGTTAATTGTTAGACTTGAATATTGCTCCGGTCATCATCGTCGACGATTATTCCTTGCGAATATGATAAAATTGCAGGTTGGTCAGTAGCAAAAGAAAATTTGCGCAGGGATTTTTGCAGCGAACCCGGTTGATTGGTCGGCGCACCACCCGTAGCAAATCCACTAGCAAAACTTGAGCTGGCACCCCCTCTTGAGGTATAACCAGCTATTGTGGCAATATCTTGAGAAATTATTTCTGTGGCATATGGAAATTTGTGTATTGAACCAACATTTGCACTATTGGGGAGCTCTGAAACATATCCTGCTATAGCACTATTATGTCCAATTGTATTTTGAAAATTACCACTAGCACCACCTGTAAAAACAGAGAAGTTGCTAGGGTCTATGGTCGCTGGTGCAGTAAACCCTGTAATAGACGTTATTGTATTACCGATATTATCTGATGCATAAGGAAAATGTTGCATAGTAGATACATTCTCTCCCCCAGCCATATATCCTTTGGTTGGACCGCTCACGGTCGAGTGATTATACACACCATCAGACGGTCTAAAATCACCAATCAGAGCTATAGGACCGATTCCAGGCCCGAAACTATTCCCTACAGAAACTGCGTTATTATCAGTAGCAAATGGAAATTTATCAATACTAATCGCACCAACGGGCCCACCTGTGGTAAACCCATGAGTTGTCGAAGAAACACCTCTACTATTATGCTTGTCTTCGGTAAGAGTTCCTACAGTTGTTTCAGAATTAACATCATTTGCAAATGGAAACTTTGTTATGGTTATATGTTCTAGGTTACCCGGAAGTCCCGGAATTGCCCCACCTGATTGATATCCGTGTGCTGTAGAAGCATGACCTGCGCCATTTTCGTGTCGTCCGATTGGTAATGATGGACCTGTTTCCCCCCGAGCAGAATTTACAAAAGAATATGTTGCTTTGGAATTCGAACCAACGGCATAACCTTTGATAGAGCCTTGAGAGTGTATCTTATGACGAACTTTAAATGTAAATTTGGGAGATAGATTACTGAAGACAGGTATAGAAACACCTTTACCTAATGGAATTTCAGGAGCATCTAATCCATATGTCGGTGTAGCTCCACCAGTTATTTCCTCTGGTGTAGACTTACGAGTTCTAAATCTAAATCTAGATTTTGTATCTCTGCTTGAAGTAAAATTAGTAGGATCGTATACAAACTCAGGAGTTCCAGTTGCAAATGTAAGTCCTGACATTCCTACAAAATGTCTGCCTCTACTTGGATTAGAACCCTGAAGATCAACAGTATTTAATTTATCGGTATATGGCAAAAGAGGATTGCCAAAAGTAGTTGTGCTTATAAGTTTTACATTCACATCTACTCCATCATCGTCTTTTAAAGTTACCGATCCCGGAGTATTCGCTGGAACTTCGTCATAGATTTCGTATGTATGAATTTGATCAGAATCTGCTCCAGCACCAGCACCAAAAAAGTTAATTAAGTCTTGGTTAGCAGCTGGACCTGTGTTTAGATTAACTCTAATATCGCCACTTGTTACAAAGGGAATTGTTCCTTGATATGAAGGAGTTCCCGGACCTATTGGTCCCGGTACTGTAATATTGAATCTTCCTGTACCAATACTATCGTCTCTGAATACATATGTGTCACCTGTAAAAGTACTTTGTATGACACCTGTATCCGAAATACGTTGAATTGGACTGACAAATTCTGTGGCTCTCGTGGGTGCGGGCCCGGTTGTGCCAAAGTTAGCTGGCGAAGGCGCAAACGCTTTCGGACTAAGAGACCCTCTTACACCATCAGAATCATAGTTCATAAAGGTTTGATTATTGCCTACAGCAATACTTAAAATACCACCAGTAGTCAAACCACCCTGACCAGCTATAAGGTCATCCGTGTTAAAAACTGCATCTGGAGAAACAGAATTTTCTGTTATCAAAGTTTTCTTGTGGATAAAATTATTATTATTTCTTGCCATGTGCTAACTTTTCCAATGGTGTGATAGTTTTATCATTACTATATTTATAACAAAAATATCATCTAAACGGGTTTGGACCATGAACCCAAATAACCAATGCCCATCTTTCTCCAGATTTAATAGGAGTTACACAGTGCGGCATATAACTTGGGAACATAGAAAGAGAACCCTGATCACGGATTGCTTTGATTTCCTTTGAGTGATCAAGAACTAAAAGGTTACATTCTTCATATTCATTAGGGTCAGACAACTGAACAGTAAATGAAATCTTACGAGTAGCAGATTCACCGGGTCCAGCATCTACATGCCAGTTATAATGACCGGGAACCTTTTCATCAGCTTTATAATGAATCAGCTGTAGACCATGAGAAATAGTATTCACATCATAGTTAAAGTGATCCCTGTTAGCAACATATACTGCATCAGAAACTTTTTTGTGAACCCATGACCAATCCGCAGTTGGTATAATATCATAAACATCTGCTGATCTAATTTCTCTTTGTAAATTGTTTACTCCACCAATCTTGGCAGGGTGAGGATATCCATTATCAGCAAAAGATATAATCTTTTCACACTCATCTTTAGTAAAAACTAAATGTGGAGCATTATTGTGATTGTATCCAATATATCCCGGAAAATTCTTTTGATCTAATTTTTTAGGTAGAAGAATTGCATTTAATGTAGGTGGGTCAATGGTTTCAGCAGTAGAGGAAGATGGTTTATTTGGTTTATTTTCTTGGGCATTCTTAGTAATACCATAAGAACTACGTCCGTCCATAGCATGATCTTTATATGGACCATCTGCATCAACATAATGCAAGAATACTTGTGCTTGCCATTTACCTTTAAACTTAGGTCTCCAGTGTTCAACTTCACAACCCTTATACATTGCAAGTTCGCCGGGTTGTAGGTCTACAGAAATTTCTTTATCTTCATCAAAGAAGATAGGCCATACTCCTGTAGAATCATCATGTCCTAAAGTAAGAGTAGCAGAAATTTCACAAGAAGGTCTATCTTTATGTCTTTTTAGAACTTCACCGGGTTTATACAATCTAGCATAGGTATAAGTTGGAAGAAGTTTCTTTCCTACCTGCTGTCCTAGACCCTCTGCAAGTTGAACCATTAGATCATCAAATACAGGATCACCGTAAATAGCACCAGAAAGAGGGCATTGTTGATCATAGGTAAGTTTGTCCTGTTTTTCAAGGTCAAACATATATTGAGTAAGTTCTCTGCATTGGTCTTTAGATAAAACTTCTGAGAGAACAAGATACCCATTGTCTTCAAATACTTTAGATGTTTGTTTATGATGGTTCTCAAGATCATTAATCATGGATTTAATATCCTTCATTATAATTGGTATTATGTAACATATACTTATTTATTCACCTTCTAATTCTTCAACTCTTCTCTTCAAAGTTTCTACAGTTACAGTTAGTTCTTGAATAGCTTTAGTAAGAACAGGAATAACAGTTTCAGGTTTCAGCATCATAGTTTGGATTTCATCATTTTCAGTGTAAACTGACTGAGGAATTACTTCTGAAATTTCTTGAGCAATGAAACCAAGCTGCTGACCTTCATAATACTTACTTCTTGGGTCTTTAAAGTCAAAACTTACAGGATTGAGTTCATTCACTATACTGATTGCATCACTCTGAATAGACTCAATATTTTCTTTCAGTCTTTCATCAGAAGGAATACCAGTATAGATGATAGGTCCACC